GTAGTGCAACTATTCATGTGAAACCTTACGACGATACCAGTTCAACAAGAATTACCGATGGTATTCATCAGGATGCAGGACTGTATTACAATCACTCTCGTAGAAAGTTTGCAAAAGGAATAACTCAAGCCCACAATGGGTTGAAGTATCGCACACGATCGGATGATGGCGGAAAAACTCATTCAGTTCATATTTCTCCAACTACAGAAAAAAATATGCGGGACGGATCTGCTAGAGAAGTAAAAGAAGAAGTCGAAGGTCTCGACGAAATTTCTGCAATGAAGGCAATTAGAACTTCTGTAAAGCGCGAAGTTTCAGGAGTAACTAAGGCAATACAAACTGGTGATCCCGATGATGCTAACCAAAAGAAAATTGACAATAACAAAGATCGCATTCATAAAAAGTATGGATATAGAGCCGCAAATATCGCGCATAATGTAGCAGGAAGAAGACTTGATTACATGGATGGACCCTATCAGCCACGTCGTGTGCGTAAGGAAGAATTCGATTTCGATTTATTCGAATCAATTATGCTAGGCGAAGGCGATCTATCCATTCGCACCTTGTATAACAAATATGCTGACCATGCTCTGGGTGCTGGAGATAGTCCAGATCCTAAGAAAGCTGCTGCAGTCAAGAAAGCAATTGTCAAGGTCCATGGTGCCACTGTTATGGGTCATCTAGAAAAAGCCAAGAATGCTGCTGCCAAAAATGATCAAGATTCAGAAAGCAATCATTTTAACAATGCTAGAAATTCAGCAAAAACAGACACTATGAGTGCAACTGTTGGCAAGAATCGTTCTTCTATGCGTAAAGAAGAAGTCGATCTAGACGAGAGTCGTATGAAAGATCTGGCGATGGACATGGAATCATTGTCACATGCAGATTTTAAAAAAAAGCATAGAAGATCAAAGCAAGAAATGCAAGATGCGTTAAAGTCTGAAGAACTAAAGGGCAATCAACATAAGATTGATGCCAATAAGAATGGTAAGGTTGACGGACACGATTTCAAGATTTTGCGTAATGCAAAGAAAGCAAGATACCAGTAAGGAATAACAGATGGCGGACAAAGCAGTTCTAAAACTAACACAGATTCATGGTGTTGTAAAAGTGCGTGGTACTGGGTCAGCCACAATTGCACTTGCTACAGACTTGAAGAAAACATCCGAATCCCAGTCTTCACCAAAGGCAAACATTCGCACCATTCATTGGGCAATGTCAAATGGAGATACCGCGACCATTACTAGAAATAGTGTAACTTTATATTATCTGTCTGGTACAGGTAAGATGGAATTCTTGGGCTGGTCTGATAATGAAGAAAATGGTTCAGACATCGTAGTAAATTTTGCATCGGGTACTGGATCTGTAGTTCTGGAACTCGCTAAGATTTCCGGATATGGTTCGCAGCAACATCAGAACCAAGGAGATCTAGGATAATGAAACTTATTACTGAAGTCGTTGAAGATGTAAACCTTTTAATCGAAGAAACCGATGGTAAGAAAACACACTTTATTGAGGGTGTGTTTCTGCAATCTAATTTGGCAAACCGCAATGGTCGTGTATATCCAAAAGAGATAATGTCAAAAGAAGTCGAGAGATATAATGAAAGTTATGTCAAGTCGAATCGTGCTCTCGGAGAACTCGGTCACCCAGATGGTCCATCGATTAATCTAGATCGCGTTTCGCACATGATTGTTTCGCTTAGAGAAGACGGTGACAATTATATTGGTAAAGCAAAACTCATGGATACTCCAATGGGTAATATTGCTAAAGGTCTTATCGAGGGTGGTGCTAAACTTGGTGTTTCTTCCCGTGGTATGGGTACATTGAAAGCAAACAAAGAAGGTATTAATGAAGTCCAAGACGACTTCTACCTTGCTACTGCTGCTGACATTGTAGCAGATCCTTCTGCTCCTGACGCATTCGTTCAGGGCATTATGGAAAATAAAGAATGGGTCGTGGTTAATGGTGTGTGGACAGAGCAAGCATGCGACATGTCTAAGAAGTTGATCAAGAAAGCATCCAGAAAAGAATTGGAAGAAGCGAAGTTGAGAGTATTTGAATCTTTCTTAAATCGTGTCTCCCGTAAAACAAAAGTTTTATAAATATTATATAATCTCGAATTCTAGGAGAAGCAAATGAACGTAGAAAACAAAATCAGAGAGTTGCTTACAAAAAAGCAACTATCCGAGGAAAATGCTGGTCCGATGGGCGCAGCAAAGGGTAAGGATACTTCTATCCCTGCAAAAACTGCAGGCGACACAAAGAATCCGCGTCAGGGATCGTCGGAAGACGCAACTATTGCAAGCGAACGTGATCAGGAAACTGACAATCCAGGCGCTAAAGAAGCTTCGCCAGTTTCTGATAACAAGAGCAAGATTTCACAATCGGGCGCAGGTGCTGCTCCAAACTTTACTACAGTTGCTGATCCAACGTCGGTTGTAAACCAAGCGTCTTCAAAAGGTAATGTTCATCAAGAAGAATATGATCCAGAAGAAGATGAAGATCTAGAAGATGGTGAAGATGAAGATCTTGAAGAAGATTTCGCTGCCGATCTAGCATCTTTGTTTGATGGTAATGAAAACCTAACAGAAGATTTCCGCGACAAGGCATCATCGCTTTTCGAAGCAATGGTTGTTGCGAGAGTTTCCAATGAAGTAAGTTTGATCGAAGACCGTTTGGTTGAAGAAGCTGCTGAGTTGATGGAAGAATATAAGTCGGAACTCGTAGAGAAGGTTGATTCTTATCTCGGTTACGTAATCGAAAATTGGATCGAAGAAAATCAATTGGCAGTAGAAAACGGTCTCCGTACTGACATTGCTGAAGATTTCATCGACGGTCTAAAAACACTTTTCGCTGAGCATTATGTTGATGTCCCAGAAGACAAATACGATGTTCTAGGTGAAATGCAATCACAGATCGAAGAAATTTCTTCGAAACTGGATGAAGCAATCGCTGCTAATGTAGAACTACACGATGCTAATCTTCACCTCAACAAGGAAAGTGTTCTTTCTGTAGTTGCTGAAGGTCTTGCAAAAACAGACGCTGAGAAATTCAAGTCGTTGGTCGCTGATGTAGAATTCGAGAATGCAGATATCTTTGAAGAGAAGTTGAATGTCATCAAGGAAAATTATTTCCCCAAGACAAGAACTCTTTCTGAAGAGAAGTTTGACGATGGAGTTGACAATGACTTCAGCGAAGGATCAACCGTAAGTCAGTATATCAAGGCACTTGACGTACTTGCTTCTAAAAATTAAATTTATATAAATAAATCTATTGAACACCTAAAGGGGAAAACTAAATGTTTCTTTCAGAGCAACTAACAAAAAAGTGGGAACCAGTTCTCAATCATGACGGACTTGGCCAGATCACAGATAAATACAAGCGTGCGGTTACTGCAGTAGTTCTTGAAAACCAAGAGAAGGCACTTCGCGAAGAGCGCACTGCTCTTTTCGAAACTCCAGCAAACAACATCGCTGGTACTGGTGCGTCTGACATCGATCGCTACGATCCAATCCTAATCTCGCTCGTTCGTCGTGCGCTGCCTAACTTGATGGCATATGACGTTGCTGGCGTTCAACCTATGACTGGTCCAACTGGTCTTATCTTCGCAATGAAGTCGCGCTACAGCACACAAGATGGCACAGAAGCTCTCTTCAACGAAGCAGATACAGACTTCTCGGGTAGTGGTTCTCATGATGGTTCAAACCCAGTTGATGGTACTTACACCACTGGTGTTGGTATTGCAACAGTAGACGCTGAGCAACGTGGCGAATCTGGCGGAACTGACTTTGGCCAAATGGCATTCTCGATCGAGAAAACAACTGTAACTGCTAAGACACGTGCTCTTAAAGCAGAATACACTGTAGAACTCGCTCAAGATCTCAAGGCAATTCACGGTCTTGACGCTGAAGGCGAACTTTCCAACATCCTTTCACAAGAAATTCTTGCTGAAATCAACCGCGAAGTTATCCGTACGATCTACAAAGTTGCTAAGACAGGTGCCGCTTCGACTGCAACTGCTGGTACTTTCGATCTTGACGTTGACTCAAACGGTCGTTGGTCAGTTGAGCGTTTCAAGGGTCTTCTGTTCAACATCGAACGTGACGCTAACGTAATCGCTCAAGACACCCGTCGTGGTAAGGGTAACTTCATCATCTGTTCGTCAGATGTTGCTGCTGCTCTCGCAATGGCAGGTATGCTTGACACAGGTGGTGCGCTTAATGGTTCGCCAACTCTTCAAGTTGATGACACAGGCAATACCTTCGTTGGTACGCTGAACGGTCGTTACAAAGTATTCGTAGATCCATACTCAGCAAACACTGGCGCTGCATCGCAGTTCTATGTTGTTGGTTATAAGGGTTCTAATGCTTATGACGCTGGTATCTTCTATTGCCCATACGTTCCACTACAAATGGTTCGTGCTATCGATCCTAACACCTTCCAACCAAAAATTGGTTTCAAGACTCGTTACGGGATGATCGCTAACCCATTCGTAACTCAGTCGAACGGCACAACTGACGCTGATACATTCACTGCTAACCGCAACCAATACTATCGTCGCGTTAAGGTTACTAACCTTATGTAATCGATACCTTCCCATTAGAGGAAGGGTTGCAAAAAAACTGGGGGGAGCAGAAATGCTCTCCCCATTTTCATTATAAATAGTATGAAACAAATGAGGGTAACATGGTATTAAAAACATCGCTGGGTGTAACAGAAGCAAACTGGGTCAATCAACAACCCAGCGATCTCGATTATCTTAAACCAAATGGGTTTAAGTTTCAGGTTCACAATCTACCAAATGTTTCATACTTCTGTCAGGCAGCAAATATTCCTGCGATACAACTCGGATCTCCTACATTCCAAACACCACTGTCAGATATTCCAGTTCCTGGAGATAAATTAACATATGGTGACTTGGTAATTCGGTTTCTTGTTCAAGAGAACATGAGCAACTATCTTGAATTATATAACTGGATGGTTGGTCTAGGATTTCCAGAGTCTAGAGATCAATATAAAAACTGGAATGAATCGCAACGTTATAGATTTCCTGCCATTTCAGATAAACGTCTCGGCGCATTAGGAAACTTCTCAGACGCAGACTTCTTCATTCTTGACTCGGACAACAATCCGAATGTTAAAATTACATACTATGATGTGTTCCCAGTTAGTCTTGAGGCATTAGACTTCGACATCAGTTCTGGTAGAGCAGATTACTTGGTTGGTATTGCTGCATTTAAATATCGCCAATATACAGTTGCGGCACTTTAAAGCTTGACATTCCAAGCAAAATTTAGTATACTTATATTATTTTTCTATTGAGGGCATTATGAAACTATCTGAAATTCAAGAGTCATGGACTAAAGACTGCAAGATCGACCAATTAAATCTTGGTCCAGAATCAACCAAAACTCCAGAGTTGCATTCTAAGTATCTTAACATACTATCAAATTCTAAACTGCAGTTGCGCAAGGCAGAGGCAGATTATTATCGCTTGCGCAGAACTAAGATGCGGTATTATCGCGGCGAACTTACTCGTGAAGAACTTGAAGAACATGGGTGGAATCAATACCAAGGTCTCAAACCATTAAAAAATGAGATGGACGATGTTCTTCAGTGTGATGAAGAGATGATCAAACAACAAGACAAGATTGATTATATCAAGGCAGTTTTATATCAATTAGAGCAGATTCTGCGGTCACTAAATAGTAGGACATGGGATATTAAGTCCGCAATTGAGTGGACCAAATTTACAAATGGATTAATGTGACCGATCTAACCATCACTAAAAAAGATGAAGTGTATCTGAATGTGGAATGCGACCCCAGTATTTCGCAGGAACTATTAGAGTATTTTACGTTTGATGTTCCAGGTGCAAAATTTATGCCTACCTACCGTGCTAAGTTATGGGACGGTAAGGCAAGGTTGTTTAACATGTGGACTAAAGAACTATACGTTGGTCTCCTTCCATACCTCAGAGAATTTTGCCAGCGCAATGAATATGAGATGGACGTTCAAATCGAACGTATCGGCGATCCCATAACCTATGAAGAACTGGTTGAATATGCTGACTCACTGAATCTCCGCTCACAAGGTAATCCGATCGAAGCAAGAGACTATCAGTTGGACGCAGTTAAGTATGCGATTCGTATCGGTAGAACTCTGCTACTGTCACCAACTGCATCAGGTAAGTCGCTGATCATTTATCTGTTGATGCGTTACCACCAAAAGTTTGACCGCAAACAATTAATTATTGTTCCTACCACATCTCTGGTTGAACAAATGTATAAGGACTTTCAAGATTATGCCTCGGAAACAGACTGGAAAGCAAGTTATAATTGTGCGAGAATCTATTCGGGGTTCGAGAAGTCGAATGAGTATCCCATTACAATATCAACATGGCAGTCAATCTACAAGTTACCTAAAAAGTTTTTTGATGAGTTTGATGTTATATATGGAGACGAAGCGCATCTTTTCAAAGCGAAATCGTTAACATCAATCTTCAATAAATGCACCAAGACTAAGTTCCGCATCGGAACAACAGGAACTCTTGATGGAACTAAGACGCATAAGTTAATCCTCGAGGGATTGTTTGGTAAGGTTCATAAGGTTATCTCGACCAAAGAATTAATGGATCAGGGATCCGTTGCCGATCTAGACATAACTTGCATCGTGTTGGATTATACTGATGAAGAGAAGAAATCACTAACCAAGTATACCTATCAGGAAGAAATGGACTGGTTGGTAACACATCAAAAGCGCAATAACATCATCAAGAATCTGGCAACCACCCAGAAGGGCAACACGTTGGTGCTATTCCAGTTTGTTGAGAAACATGGCGCTGTTTTGTATGACTTGATCAACGAGAAGATCGGAAAGTCTCGCCGAGTATTCTTTGTCCACGGTGGAACTGACACTCAGCAACGCGAGAAGGTTCGAGAGATTACCGAGAAAGAAAAAGATGCAGTTATCATCGCATCTTATGGCACCTTTTCAACGGGAATAAATATAAGGAATCTGCATAATGTCATATTCGCTTCTCCGTCGAAATCTAGAGTAAGAAATCTTCAGTCGATTGGTAGAGGATTGCGTAAGGGAGATGACAAAACTTCCTGCCGTCTTTTTGATATTGGTGATGACTTATCTTGGAAGAGCAGAAAGAATTATACTCTACTACACATGATAGAGAGAATTAAGTTATATAATGAAGAAGGTTTTAAATACAAACTCGTGAGGATATCTACTGATGGAAACTCCAAAGGTAATTAAATTTAAAAATGGCGACCTAGTAATCGCATCGATAAGAGACAGTGAAGCGAATGAATTATTCTGGATGGATAATCCTATTGTGGTAGTTCCTTATCCTGTCATCCAAGAAGATGTTGTTGGAGAAACGTTTCTTCTGAAACCATGGATTGGTATTACTACAGAGAAAACTTTCCTGATACCCAAATCTGAAATAATTACTGTCTGTCTTTTGAGAGAGAATCTCCTCGGTCAGTATGAAAGATATATCTCAGGAGAAGTAAAGTTCCCCGAGGAAACTCAAGAGGAAAATACAGACATCGATATGCTGCACTCCCGACTACTCAGAAGCAGGAACCTACTCAATTAAGCAGTAGTAAAGCTATTATTCATCATACTCGACATAGTCATTATACCTCGAAACGCGAGTGTTGTCAAGCCTTTATCGCGAAATAATAGTGAAAAAAAATCATTGACTAATAAGAAAAAGTATAGTATAACGGTATGTATAGATGGAGTTATAAATGACTGAAATACCAGAAAAAAATGTGAAGAAACCATTCAAAAAGAATAAGAAAAACAACATACATTATGTAGATAACTCTAAGTTTCTTGAAGAGATTACTAAGTATCGAGATAGTGTTATTGCTGCAAACGAAGCAGGAGTATTGAAACCACGAGTTCCCAACTATATCGGAGAATGCTTTCTAAAGATCGCAACTCACTTGGCATACAAGAGTAACTTTATCAACTACACATATCGAGAAGAAATGGTGTCGGATGGTATTGAAAATTGTATTACTTACATCGATAACTTTAATCCTGAGAAATCTAAGAATCCCTTCGCGTACTTCACTCAGATAACATACTATGCTTTCCTTCGTCGTATCGCTAAAGAGAAACGCCAACAGCAAACGAAGTATCGATACATGAGAAACATTGATGTTCATGACTTGATTACTCAAGACCACGATACAGGTGACTATGGTAATGAGTTTATTGACTATGTTAAGAAGCAGATGGACATGATTGATGACTTCGACAAACCAGAATCAGCAAAGGTCAGTAACATACCAAAACGTCGACCAAAATATTTAGACCAAAAAATCATTGACAATTCTCTTGATATAGAGTAGAATGGAATTATTAAAGATTGTTAAAGGAGTTGTTTATGACTGAAGTAAAAACTAACAAGTACGTTGCATGGTTCACTGAAAACTGGTTTACTGTATTTGTCTTTCTTGCGTTTGCATTGATTATCGCGGCAGTATCCAGTAATATTAGCAACCATAGGAATGGCGTCCAAGGTGTGTCTAAGCAGAATGCAGGGTGCATCTATCTTGAGTCAAGTGATCTTGGCGAAGGTCAACACTACATGATCTGCGACGGTCAAATTGTTCTTAAGCGCCTCGCAGAAGAAGGTGAAGCAGAACCAACGACTGAAGAAAAGTTGGAAGAAGTAGTTCCTACTGCACCTGCAAAGTAATTAGAAAGTTCAAGTATGAAGGTTGCGTTGATCACAGACACTCACTTCGGTGCTAGGTCAGATTCTATTCCGTTTGATAACTTCTTCGCGAAGTTTTATACTGAGGTGTTTTTCCCACACCTTGAGCAAGCAGGAATCAAAACCATTATTCATCTTGGTGATGTTTTTGATCGCCGCAAGTTTATCAATTACAACACACTAAAAAAGTGTCGTGAGTATTTCTTCGATAAAGCACGAGATCTCGGCATCGACGTGCACATGATCGCAGGAAACCACGACACATTTTTCAAGAATACCAATGAGGTAAACTCACTAGACCTGCTGCTTCGTGAATATGGAAACGTTATTACATATTCTGATGCAGAGGAAATTAAGATTGATGGGAAGAATCTATTGCTCGTGCCATGGATTTGTTCTGGTAATTATGATGAAACCATGGAGGTTGTAGATAAAAGTAATGCACAAGCAGTATTCGGACACTTTGAATTTTCAGGCTTTGAAATGTATCGTGGGCATAAAAATGATCATGGGATGGGCACTGAACGTTTTGATAGATTTCCTCTCGTTTGTTCTGGTCATTTTCACCATCGCAGTCGGACTGGTAACATTCTGTATCTTGGTAATACCTATGAGTTTACTTGGTCTGACTATAATGACCCTAGAGGGTATCACTTATATGACACGGAAACTAACGAGGTAGAATTTCATGAGAACCCATTTCAAATCTTTCATAAAATCTATTATGATGATACTACTAGTGATCCTAATAGTATGGACCTTGGACCAATTGTTGGTAGTTGCGTAAGGTTGGTCGTAGTTAAGAAGACAGACTTCTATAAGTTTGATCGCTTCGTTGATAAACTATATGACTGCGATCTAATCGAACTAAAGATAATTGAAGACTTCTCTGAGTTTGAGGCAGATGTAATTGAAGAAGACAAGATGGACGTTGAAGATACGATGACCGTACTATCTGATTTTGTTGATACTGTTAGCACTGACCTCGATAAAGATAAAATTAAAAACATGTTAAGAACTTTGTATATTGAGGCACAGCACGTTTCTGTATGATAATTTTTAAAACTATACGTTGGAAGAATTTACTTTCAACAGGTAATGCTTTCACTGAAATTAAACTCAACCGTTCGCCCAGCACTTTGATTGTTGGTGAGAATGGTGGCGGTAAATCGACTATGCTCGATGCTCTTTGCTTTGGATTGTTTGGTAAACCATTTCGCGGCATCAATAAACCGCAACTGATGAATTCTATCAACAAGAAAAATCTTCTGGTTGAAATTGAGTTTGACATTGGTGGTAAAGATTATAAGATTGTTCGTGGTATTAAACCGAACATCTTCGAGATTCAATCTGGCGGCGAAGTAATCAATCAGGATGCTGCTGCTCGAGACTATCAAAAGTATCTTGAGGAATCAGTTCTCAAACTAAACTACAAGTCGTTTACTCAGATTGTTATTCTGGGTTCAGCATCCTTCACTCCATTCATGCAGTTGCCGCCATTTACTCGTCGTGAGATCATTGAAGATATTCTTGACATTCAGATCTTCACGACAATGAATACTGTTCTGCGCGACAAGATGAACGAACTGAAAGATAGTCTTCAGGATGCTGATGGTAAACTAGAAGTCCTGAAGCAGAAAGCAACAATTCAGAAAGAATATGTCGATACGCTCGAAGCGAATAAAGAAAAGAGAGTTGATGAAATTATCTCACGAATCGAAGAAGGTGAATTATCCATCGCCAGTTTCCAGAGTCTTGTTGGAACTCTCGAGGGCAAGAAGATTACACACGAAGATGCCAAGGCAGTGCTTGGAGATCTCAGTGCAAAGCAAAAGAAACTCGACTCGTTCAAGACCAAGTTTTCCACCCAACTCCGCGATCTCCAAAAGGAGGTGGCATTCTACAAGGAAACGGATGAGTGTCCGACATGTCGGCAAGGCATTGCTCACGATCATAAAGAAACCATCGTATCATCCAGACAAGAGAAAATGCAAGAACTATCTTCAGGAATGGAGAAACTCCAAGAAGAATTTACAAAACTTGGAGAACTTATCGAGGAAAATGAGACTCTTTCCGAACAAATTTCTGGATTGAGCGCAGAGATTATTGCGAACAACAACGAAATTATTGTTCAACAGCGTCTGATTCAAGCACTCAATTTAGAACTCAATGACATTGCAACCAAGACTGCAGATATTGATGAAGAAAAAACAAAACTCAAGTCATATGCTAAGGAAGTTCTGACGCAGAACGAAGAGAAGGCAAGACTGAATGAAGAAAAGCATTACATGGAAGTTGTCTCGACGCTGCTCAAAGACACTGGTATTAAGACTAAGATTATTCGGCAGTATCTTCCAGTTATCAATAAGTTGGTGAATAAATATCTACAGGCAATGGACTTCTTTGTTCAGTTTAATCTAGACGAGAAGTTTGACGAGACAATCAAGTCTCGCCATCGCGATGACTTTAGTTATGCTTCGTTCAGTGAAGGTGAGAAGCAGAGGATCGATCTGGCGCTGCTGTTTACTTGGCGCACAATCGCTAAGATGAAAAACAGCGTAGCAACTAATCTGCTTATTCTCGATGAGGTATTTGACTCCTCGCTGGATAATAATGGCACCGATTATGTTATGGCATTGCTTGATACTGTCGGCGAAGATACTAATGTGTTCGTCATCAGTCACAAGGGCGACCAACTGTTCGATAAGTTCCGCAGTTTGATTAAGTTCGAGAAGAAAAATAATTACAGTGAAATGGTGGTATGATGGAATTAATTAAATTTACAGACCCTGCTCTACGCAAGGTTCCAGAGATCTTTGACTTTGAAACACAGAACGCACAAGAACTTGCCGATACATTGTGGGAAGAATCTAGACGTCTACGAGGACTTGGACTTTCTGCCAATCAAGTTGGTATTGATTCTAAGGTTTTTGTGATGGGATCTGACGAGACCAATCGTAAGGATGTTTTTAATCCCCATGTAGTTTCTGTCTCCAAGGAAACAGAACTTGCGCGAGAAGGTTGTTTATCATATCCTGGATTATGGTTGTCTGTTAAGCGTCCCAAGGAAGTGACTCTTTCATATCAGACTGTTACTGGAGAATATGTGGTTGAGACTTTTACGGGTCTACCTGCAAGAATCGCCCAGCATGAATTTGATCACATGGAAGGATTAAACTTTTCTGATCATGTCTCGCAGTTGAAACTCGACATGGGACTGAAGTCTTTAAACAAACGAGCAAGAAAGTATCTGAAGAAATATGTCAAACAAAACTTATGATTTTGGATTCACATTTGAAGATCCAACCGAAACCGTGGTTCACGTTCGAGAACCATATAATGCCCAAGAAGATATAGATACCAGCGGTCTCAAAGATGAGATCATGGCAAAACTCTACGACATCGAGTCTCGCATTTTAACTGCAGACCAGACACTAATGATCTCTGAACACAAACGACTCGTCGAAATGGAAGTTACAGAGAAACTGAAACAAGTCGAAGATCTAATTCTTCCCCTACTTCATAATCTGATGAAGAATCCTGAGAAGGAGTATATTCATTGGCCAAACAGGATACCAATTATTGATGCACAAATTGACAAAATCACCGCGATCACGCGACACTATGAATGATCCTGATCTGCCCTATTTTCCCAGAGCAAAATTCTTTCAGCAACCAGTAGCAACTGCTGTAACATTTTATCTCTGTGGTGAAATTAAACCAGCAGAAGATTATGTTGAATGGTTTCAGATTCTGCGAGCAGCAGGTGAGACTGATATAATTTACATTCGTATTAACAGTGAAGGTGGTGACTTGTTCTCTGCTTTGCAACTGGTTCGTGCGATTCAGGAATCAAATGCCACTATCGTCTGTTCGGTCGAGGGTATTTGTATGAGTGCTGCTACTTTAATCTTCTTATCAGCAGATAGGTTCGAACTATCTGACCATACCATGTTCATGTTCCATAACTATTCCAGCGGAACAATCGGTAAGGGTGGTGAGATGTATGACCAAATCACACACTTCAGGTCTTGGTCAGAAAAACTGTTTGATTATTTCTACAAAGACTTTTTGACACCAGATGAAATTAAGTCCATGCTTGATAACAAGGACATCTGGTTAGATGCAGATGAGGTTGGGAAACGATTGAAGAATCGTATTGCTGCCCAAGAACCAGACGAAGAAGTTGTCGTTGAGGAAACCCCAAAACCAAAACGTGAAAGAAAAAAATCAGTAAACGAATAAATAGGCTTGACTTTTACTAAAAAAGCAGGTATACTGATTGTATGATAAATTTTAAAGATTATATTTTTGAGCGTAAAGAGGGTGCTGGTCTGACCATTTGGGATATTGACGAGACCCTCTTCAACACAAAAGCACTCATCTATGTGATGAAGGGTGGAGAAGTCTCCCGTAAGTTATCTAATCAAGAGTTTAACACCTACAAGTTGGGTGCTGGTGAGTCCTTTGACTTCCGAGAGTTTCGCGATGCTAAACATTTCCGCGACACTTCTGAACCTATCGCAAAAGCGATCAATAAACTAATCGCGATTCATAAGAACGTAAAGGCAAAGGGTAGCAAGATGATTGTTATCACTGCTCGTGCTGACTTTGACGATCGTGACATGTTTCTAGATACCTTCCGCAAGCAGGGTATTGATATTGATGACATCCATGTGCATCGCGCTGGTAATCTGAATGCACCAAACTCTGCTGCTGGAAAAAAGATTTTCATTAAACAGTATCTCGACACAGGCAAGTATGCTCGTGTTCGTTTGTTTGATGATGCGACTTCAAATCTTGACATGTTGATTGGTTTAAAAACCGAATATCCAGATGTTGACTTTGAGGCGTATCTTGCGCATCATGATGGTTCCATGACAAGATATCGTAAATAAGGGCTTGACTTTTGTTGGGTTTTAGGGTAGAATGGAATAATAGAAGGAGAAAGTTTATGATTAAATCTGTTGTCGTAAGTTTGGTTGCCCTAAGTGTTGCTTTTGTTCCTGTCGCTGCTGAGGCACGCAACCGAGATGGAAATGGTTGGGAACAACGTAGGGATGACCGCCAGCATAGACGTTCGCGTATTAGCACGGGTGAGGCAATTGCTATCGGCGTAGGTGCATTTATTCTTGGTGCTGCTGCTAGTCGTAAACAACCCGCAGAACGTGAAGTTGACCGTGAAGTCTATGATCGTGAATATGGTTATCACTATCGCCGCCAGAATTGTCGCGAAGTTTTTACCAGCGGCATAGACAGATATGGTGACTACTATGAAAAGCGCATCACTCGCTGTAATTAATTTATCCTAAACGTAATTTTAGGGCTTGACATTTCTACCACAATAGGGTAGAATGAAATATATTAATTGATGAGGTCTGTGATGTCTATTTCCCATAAGTCTACCCTTGCTAAGTTGCTCGCCACTGAGAACCTTCGGATTGAACATCAGAAGGTTCCGACCGCGATGTTCGACCTGAAGAACCGCACCCTTATCCTCCCCATCTGGAAAGACATGTCGTCCGACCTTTATGACCTGCTTATCGGTCATGAGGTCGGTCACGCATTGTTCACACCTGCTCAGGGTTGGCACTCAGAACTTGATGCTCGTGGTATGGGTATCAAGTCTTATCTGAACGTCCTTGAAGATGCTCGTATCGAGCGCAAGATTAAGGACAAGTTTCCTGGTATCCGTCGTAACTTCTTCGCTGGTTATCAGGAACTGTTCGACAATAACTTCTTCGGCGTTAAGGGATATGACCTCAGCAAGTTGCGTCTCATTGACCGTATCAATCTGCACTATAAGGTTGGTTCTTTCCTCAATGCACCGTTCAGCGCTGATGAGAATCAATATCTTGCTCGCGTTGATGCCTTGGAAACATGGGATGATGTTGCTGCGCTCGCAGTAGAACTCTATGAACTCGCTAAATCTGAACCTGAGCATGACTTTGATTCGTCAAACTTCATGGGTGACATGGGTGCGTTTGATGAGGACGGTGACACAGCAGAGATTGGTGATCAGTGGGGTTCCGACGTGGGTGACGAGTCAACTGATGAAACTGCACCTTCTAATGGCAATCCTGCTGATGCTGAAGATTCTGATGAAGATGCTAATGATTCTGGTACTTCTGCCGCTGGCGAAAGCGGCGAAGAAGAAACTGACAAAGAAACTGATACTGACGAAGATGGTGGTATTGCTCCTAATGTTGGCGAAAAACTTCCAGGTTCAGATGATACGCCAATCTTGAACGATGACCCTGTTTCTATCACTGATCAAAACTTCCGCGACATGGAAGATACATTCATTGACTCAAAGTCGCGCGAGTATGCGTATGGTATTCTCCGCAAGGTTGATACCAAGAACTATGTCATCCCCATGGACTGGGTTCTAGAAAACATGCGCCCAACTGTGTATTCTGACAGGTGGTATACCAAGACTGTAGATTACGACCCAATCGCGCAAGAAGTTTTCTCTGAGTTCCGCAGCAACAACCAGAAGTATATCAACACCATGGTTCAAGAGTTTGAAATGCGTCGTCGCGCTTCAGAGTTTGCTCGTGCGCAGACTTCTAAGACTGGTCGTCTTGATGTTGACCGTGTTTGGGCACATAAAATTAGCGAAGACTTGTTCGCTCGCAACACAGTTGTTCCTAATGGTAAAAACCATGGTATGCTTTTGTTCCTTGACATGTCTGGTTCCATGGCAGGAAACATGCGTGGTACGATTGAACAGTTGGTCACACTGATGATGTTTTGCCGTAAGGTTCGTATCCCGTTTGAAGTGTATGGTTTCACCAACAATGGTGTCGTCAATGACAAGTATTCCAAGTCTGATGCCATGCGTGCAAATCGTGTCAGTGGCATGGGTTCATCTGACAAGGAACTTGAAATTGGTGACAATTCTTTCAATTTATTGCAGTTTGTTTCCGATACCTGTTCAGTCGCTAAGTTTAATGAGGTAGTTCGCACTCTTCTTATGTGCGCTAAGGGGTATGATTATTCTGCTCGTCCTTCTCGTCGTGCTGAAATATTCGTTCGTAATTCTCATATCATGGGTCTTGCTTCGACTCCTCTTGAAGAATCAATCATGGTTGCTCGTTCGATTGCTGACAAGTTCCGTGCTAAAAATCGCGTAGAAGTTCTCAATACCGTGTTCCTCACCGATGGTGATGGTGATAACAATATCAGTGTCGGAAGTCGTTATGGTGCGCACCATGTCAATATCACAGATGCAAGCACCAATGCTTCGGTAACAGTTAAGTATAATGATGATGTTTATCGCACTCAACTGCAAGTTGCTCTTCTAGAACTCTACAAGAAGGCAACAGGTTCACGTCTTATCAACTTCTTCATCGCTCCTCACAATCCCAAGTGGGCAGCAAAGCGTATGCACAATACCACTGAAGATTTTGACACAAAGTGGAAGAATGAATGGAAGCAAAAGTTTTTCCACACCACAAAATCGTTTGGTTTCGATGATCGCTTTTTGATTCCTGGTGGTAGCGAGTTGACTATCGGTGAAGATGTTTTTGACTCTGAAAGCAGCGACCCGAAAGATCTTCGTCGGGCATTTAAGAAGTTCCAAAATACCAAGCAGACCAACCGAGTTCTGCTGAATAAGATGATCCAAGCAGTCGCATAAAATTATTTTCACCGAAACGAAAATAGGGGCTTGACATTTATCTCATTTTAGGGTAGAATGAAATATAATGATTGATAAGGAAAATTTTATTATGGTTGACTTCCCCTCTGAACTTGAAATGATCGCCCTCTGTGACTGGTCGCGTGATGAAAATGGTGTTCTTCGCGCTGTGTACCCTAACGGTGCTGGGTTTATGCTTCTTCGCAATGAAACCGTTGAATATTATGATTTCTGTAATGACGGTTCTTCTGAATTAGTTGAGTCGCGTGAATTGATTATTTCTAAATAAAAGGCTTGACTTTTATTTCGTTTTATGGTATAATGTTTATATTGATGATGTGATGTGAGGAATTTTTTTATGATGAATCGTGATGTTTTGGTTGAATACCTTTCTGCCCGTAATAATAACAACGGAATTTTCCGTACCCGCGATCTTGTTGAAGCATCTGATGCTTTGGGTCAGCGGTATCCGTTTTGGTTGGCGACTGATGAGCGTCGCGTGAAGCGTGGCACCTATGACCTGTCGGCGTTGATGGTTGGTGCGACATCGTCCGTCGTTCAACTTCCCGTTGCTACACCCAAGATGGTTATTCAACCGAAGTTGCAGACAGTGATTGAGAATCTTGTCCCACAGGTTGACCCGACCTATGTCCCGTTTGGTTTTTATCGCGATCTCTCGAAGGTCGTAAAGTCGAATAACTTCTACCCAACTTTCATCTCTGGTCTGTCGGGTAACGGCAAGACCACCATGATTGAGCAGGTCTGTGCCAAGTTGAAGCGCGAATGCATGCGCGTTAACATCTCTATCGAAACCGATGAAGACGACCTGATTGGCGGTAACACTCTCGTCGACGGTAACGTTGTTTATCGTGAAGGTCCAGTTCTCACTGCCATGAAGCGTGGTGCTATCCTCATCCTAGACGAAATCGACCGTGGTTCGAACAAGATGATGTGCCTTCAAGCAATCCTTGAAGGTAAACCATACTTCAATAAGAAAACTGGTGAGACAGTTTACCCCAAGTCTGGGTTCAATGTCATCGCTACAGCGAACACCAAGGGTCGTGGGTCTGACGATGGTAAGTTTATGTCTGCCCAGATTCTTGACGATGCGTTCCTTGAGCGTTTTGCTATCACGGTTGAACAGGAATACCCTTCGCTCAAGATTGAAAAGCAGATTATCCTCAACAAGATGGAAAAGGTTAACAGCGTTGATGAGGAATTCGCTGACAAGTTGGTAACTTGGGCGGATATTATCCGCAAGACTTTCTATGAAGGTGGTGTTGAAGAACTCATCTCGACTCGTCGTCTTGAGCATATCGTCAATGCCTTTGCTATGTTCGGTTCGCGTTCTAAAGCAATCGAACTTTGCGTCAATCGCTTTGATACTGACACCAAGTCTGCCTTCTTAGACCTCTATAAGAAAGTCGACAGCGATGCAGTGCCAGACGATGGTGTAAATGAAGACGCATACTTCCAGTCTGTTAATGAAGAAGTTCCATTCTAAGGAGAACACATGACAATTAATTACAAGTATGATGAGGGTGATCTCCTTCGGGAGATCACCCAGTATATTGATGCCACCTATGGTGAGCATTACTCGCAGAATCAATATCAAGCAACCGAGTTTATTATTGACGGTGGACATGGTATTGGTTTCACTGTAGGCAATATCCTGAAATATGCCCAACGCTACGGTCATAAGGGAACACCTGAAGACTGGCGTAAGGATTTGTTGAAAGTTATTCACTATGCAATCATTGCGATGCATGTGCACGACAAGGAACAACAGATTAGTATACCCGAAACAACCACAAAAGTCAATACTAAAGTTTATGAATTGAAGACATCTTTGTCTCTTTCAGATACTATTTCTGTTAAACCTGACTATACAATTGCTCCCACCTGGAACAACATGGGTTCCACTTCTCTATTGACTTCTGACACTATTCCAGGTATAATTGAATTTACTGAAGAAAACAGTAAGAAACTTAAAACGAAGAAAGACTAATATATTATGAAGATTTCATCCGATACCCTTGCGCTTCTAAAGAACTTTGCAAGTATTAATACCAACATCCTTGTTCGTCAGGGTAATGTTCTTTCCACTGTCAGTGCAGGTAAGAATATCCTGTCTCGCGCAACAGTCGCCGAAAGTTTTGACCGTGAGTTTGCGGTCTATGACTTGAACAACTTCCTTGCATTGCTGAGTCTCTGGGAAAATCCTGAGATTGATTTTGAAGAAACAGGTATGTTCCTTCGTGAAGGTAAGTCTGAGTTTGAGTATGGTTATGCTGATCCCAGTGTAGTTACCGCTGCTCCAGATAAGACTCTTGAGATTGATCCATTCTTCGACTTCACGTTGACTGCTGCTGATATCAGCATGGTACAGAAGGCAGCGAACGTTCTCTCGGCACCAACCATGAGCATTGTCTCTAAGGATGGTAAGGTGACATTGAGTGTCAGCGACCCGAGCAATCCACGTGCCAATGCGTATCGTAAGGAACTGACTACAACTGATGTTGGTGACTTTGATTGTCGACTCAAGGTTGAGAATCTGAAGGTCATTACTGATGACTACACAGTTGCTCTTGGTCGCAAGAAAGCAATGCACTTTAAGCATGCAACCAAGAACCTTGAGTATTGGTTGGCGATGGAACCATCGTCAGTAGTTTAATTGGAGATTAAAAATGAATAAGATAGAAATTAATTTCAGTGCTCGCGTACCATACAACAGCGACGAAGACCATCTCAATCGCTCGACCAGTATGGATTTCGATGTTGAACTTGATAATAACCCAGAAGAAATTGTTCGCCAGTTTAATAAGTTTCTGGTATTGAATGACTTTGAATTTGTTGTTGGTGTGAAGTAACTTCGCTTCGACAATATTGAATGCTGGTTAATAAACCAGAGTCCGTGGATGTACTTACTTCGTGACGGACATTTTTTTTATTATGGAGAATATTATGGAAAATAATCGTGACCAGTTCCTCTGGGTTGAACGTTACAGACCTCGTAAACTTGATGACTGTATTCTACCCGATGATCAACTGAAGACATTTCGCGAGTTCGTCGCGACTGGTGAAATCCCTAACATGCTTCTCTGTGGTTCAGCAGGTGTTGGTAAGACTACGATTGCTCGAGCAATTTGCGAAGAACTTGGGTGTGATTACATCATCATTAACGGATCCGAAGAGTCTGGTATTGATGTTCTTCGTACTAAGATTCGAGAGTTCGCTTCATCAGTTTCCTTTGGTGGTAAGACTAAGGTAGTTATTCTTGATGAGGCAGACTATCTGAATCCAAACTCCACCCAACCAGCGTTGCGTGCATTCATTGAAGAGTTCGCAAACAACTGTCGGTTTATCTTCACATGTAACTTTAAGAACCGAATCATTGCTCCTCTTCATAGTCGAACTGCTGTCATCGAATTTAAGTTGACCAAGGCAGATCGTCCTAAGATGGCAGGTCGTTTCATGAAGCGTCTGTCTGACATTCTTGCAACTGAGAATGTAACATTCGATGAGAAGGTTGTTGCCGAAGTTCTCAAGAAGCATTTCCCTGACTATCGCCGTGTCCTAAACGAACTGCAACGTTACAGTGTTTCTGGAACTATTGATGAAGGTATCCTCGTCAATGTTCAAGAAGTCAACATGAAAGAACTTGTTGCCTCGTTGAAGAGCAAGGACTTCAAGAAGATGCGTAACTGGGTGGTCGATAACATTGACAATGACCCAAATCTTATCTTCCGCAAGATCTATGACACCATTCTAGATGACGTCAAGTATCCTTCGCAGTTGGTTCTGCTGCTTGCAGATTATCAGTATAAGGCAGCGTTCGCTGCTAATCCTGAGATCAATCTGGTTGCTTGTCTTGCTGAAATCATGGCAGGGATGGAGTGGAAATAATGGACGGAGTACTCGATGGATTGGGTGCTCCGAAAGTTGAATATGATGCTGAGGAGTACAAGGAAAAGAAGAAGGGTATATCTCCCTTTGACTTTATCAAAGATATAAACTATGAAAAGAAGAATCTAATTGTTGATGATTGGTCTGAGAAACAATACAATCCTTGGATCATTAATCGTGGGTTGACATTCAGTATTGATACTGTCCACCCTGCAAATGAAATGAACTGCCGACCCCATCTCGATAAGAGCATGCAAAACCTGTATCTTATAAATACTATTCGTGCTAGAAAGCGGTTTGATAAATGGATCAAAATCGAAGACGATGCCGATGTGGAGATGGTGAAAGAGTATTATGGTTATAGCAATGATAAAGCTCGCCAAGCACTCACAATTCTCTCTGAAGAACAAAAAGAATACATAAAAGAGAAATTGTTTAAAGGTGGTAAAAAATGAGCGAAGATTTTTTTGACATTGATTTTCCAGGGTATGCACCCTTGGAAGTTAATTTAAAGAATCCTGATGACTTCTTGAAAGTTCGCGAGACCCTTTCCCGTATTGGTGTCGCATCAAGAAAAGAAAAGATTCTTTACCAATCATGTCACATTCTACACAAGCAGGGCAGATATTTCATCGTGCACTTTAAAGAACTCTTTGCTTTGGATGGTAAAGATGCAGACTTTAGTGACAATGATTTACAACGCAGAAACACGGTAGCACATCTTCTTTCGGATTGGGGATTAATCACTATTCTAAATCCTGAGATTCATGAGGATAAAGCACCACTAAATCAGATTAAAGTAATTGCGTTCAAAGAAAAAACTGAATGGGAACTCGTTCAGAAATATAACATTGGTCGTAAAAAATAATTGACTTTCTTCTAAAAGTATAGTATAAATAGAAGGTGCCATGCTTCGGATGGCACCTTTTTAACACTCGCTTAATAGGAGCAAAATATGAAATTTGATACAACAAGTTTACCGCACATCGACCGTTATTTTGTTGGCGCTGATCGCGTCATGAAAAGGTTAGCAGATATTGCTGATCAATCGACACTGATGATGCCAATTAAGTATCCCCCATACAATATCAAGAAAGTCGATGAGAATCGCTACGTAATCGAACTGGCAGTTGCTGGTTTCGGTAAGTCGGAGATTGATATTGAATTGCAAGAAGGCAAGTTGTCCATCCAAGGAAAGTGTGACTCGCCTGAATCCACTGAATATCTTTACAAGGGAATTGCTGAGCGAGGATTCAAGCGTGAATTCACTCTCGCTGACAATGTTGAAGTAAAGAGTTCTTCGCTGGTAAATGGTATGCTAAAAATTTGGTTGGAAGCATTCATTCCAGAAGAAAAGAAAGCAAAGAAAATCGACATCAGTGATGAGGATAATGAGTATCCATCGCAAGCTGCCGAATTCTTAGCAGAAGGTAAAACAAAGTAATTTAAATCTGGTGGGTGGGATTAATTCTCACCCACCAATAACAATGAAGGTGAATACATGAGCAATATTAGATGTGTGAAGTTATTAAGTGGCGATGAAATTATCGCTGATATCGACGAGTCAATCGACGGTCTTATTGTTTTAAAGAAACCTATGCAGATCATGATGATTCCTAATCAGAATAATCAATTCGGTATAGGACTAGCACCATTCTGCCCGTACGCGAAAGATGACATGGTTCCTCTTCGTTCTGGTGCAGTTATCACAGTTTTTGAACCAGAGACTGGCATGTTAAACGAGTATAATACTCGCTACGGTTCAGGTCTGGTTGTTCCAGAAAGTAAGATTATCATATGAAACCATTAATCGCTCTCGCATTATTCCTGATTCCAGGGACAGCATTCGCTTCTCCTTGTGATCAGTTCTATCCGAACGGTAAGGAAATCGTAGTACCAAACACCAAGGTTCTCTGCAACTCTTTCTTCGCAATTGTGTATGATGACAACCGCAATGCAAATGTTTTCTCGACTGAGATTGCGCAGGAACGAGCAAAGAAAACTCCACGTACTGACGACTTCCGTCCAGATAAGCGTATCGCTGACTCGCCAACCCATGCTGACTACACCAACTCTGGTTACGATCGTGGGCACATGGTTCCTGCTGCAAACGCAGACGATGCCAATGAAATGTCAGACACCTTCTTGATGACGAACATGACTCCACAGTTGCCTTCGGTCAATCGCATAGCATGGAAGAATCTTGAAGAGCGTGTTCGGTCAGTTCCCTTCAAGTGGGTTGTGACTGGTGCACATTACTCTAAGAATCCAACATTGATTGGTAAGAGTAAAGTTCCTGTTCCAGACTTTCTCTATAAGGTTGCATTTTTCGAGAGTGGAAATGTTGCAGTCTATATCGTAGACAATCTAGTTCCCAAGTCGCAGGTTTCAACTATGAAACTGGAAGATCTAGAAGCAAAGATAGGATATAAGTTACGGTAAATCCCTTTACTTTTGTTATGTTTTATGGTATAGTAGTATTTGATGATGAGGGATTTACATGAAATTTTATACATGCGCACACCAGTATGGTTCCAAGGTTCTTGTCCGTGGAGTACATAACGGTGTGCGCTTCACCAAACGAGATGACTTCAGTCCCACCCTGTTTGTAAAATCCAAGGGTGGTGAAAAAACACAATACAAGACGTTATATGGTGACGATCTTCAACCAATTGAGTTTGAAGATAACAATGCTGCCAAGCAGTTTGTCCAGACCTATGGTCAAGTAGACAACTTTGAGATCTTTGGGCAGACCAACTATGGTTACCAATACATCACAAAGAAGTATCCTGGAGAAATTCAGTGGGATATATCTCAACTTAATATTCAGACTATCGATATCGAGACCTCTGCCGAGCATGGGTTTCCTGATGTAAACAATCCTATTGAAAGTGTTCTCTTGATCACGGTCAAGAATCTTATTACTCGACAGATTACCACATTCGGTTGTGGTGATTTTGATGATAAGAATTCTGAGATTGTTCAGACCCTGAGGGATGCTGGCAACAAGTTTCTCTATGTAAAATGTGATGATGAACGTGACTTGCTAGAAACCTTTCTGCGTTTCTATTCTGATGATCATCCAGATATTATCACAGGTTGGAACTGTGAACTGTTCGACATTGCGTATCTAATCTCTCGGATAGATCGTCTGTTCTGCACCGAAGAAGATACAACCATGCGCAAGAAGTTCTCGCCATGGGGTCTGGTTCGTCGTAAGAATTTGACAATCATGGGTCGCGAACATATCTCATATGATATTACTGGTGTCGCAGTTATCGACTATCTCGATCTCTATAAGAAGTTTACATACGTTCGTCAAGAGAGTTATAAGTTGGATCATATCGCCAAGGAAGAACTTGGTAAGAAGAAACTTGAGCATCCGTATGAGACATTCCGCGAGTTCTATACAAAAGACTGGACACGGTTCGTAGAGTATAACATCATCGACGTTGAGATCGTTGATGAACTTGAGCGCAAGATGAAACTGATTGAACTTGTGCTTACAATGGCATACGATGGTAAGTGCAATTATACAGATGTTTTCTCACAGGTTCGTACGTGGGATTGTATCATTTACAATCACCTACATGATAAAAACATTCAGATACCCCAGAAGAAAGAAAACAGGGGTAGGACTATTGAAGGTGCGTATGTGCAAGAACCAAAACCAGGAAGGTATGACTGGGTTGTTTCCTTTGATGCTACATCGCTGTATCCATCAATCATCATGCAGTATAATCAATCACCTGAAACTATCGTTCAGAATGGTGCAAAAGATACAACAGTGAAGGGGTTGCTCGGTCAAAAGTATGACCTCGATGATCTCAAGGATGCTGATCATTGCATGACTGCGAATGGTTATTGCTTCACTCGTAAAAAGATAGGCATGTTTCCCGAGATTGTTCAGAAGTTTTTCGATGACCGACAGAAATATAAGAAACTGATGATCATCGCTCAGAAAGAATATGAGCAAACTAAAAATCCTAAACTAAAGAACGACATCTCAAAGTATAATAACTTTCAGATGGCAAGAAAGATTCAGTTGAACTCACTGTTCGGTGCGTTGGCAAATGAATATTTCCGATACTATGATTCCCGCATTGCCGAGGGTATCACGATGACTGGTCAGTATATTATTCAGAAGGTTGGTACGGCACTTGATGTTTATCTTAATAAGGTCGTAGGAACAAATGGACACAACTACTCTTTCTACTCTGATACTGATTCTTGTTATATTTCCTTGGACCCTCTTGTTCGTAAGTATTATGGCAATCTGGATCGCGATAAACTCATTGATGTTCTCGATAAAATCTGCGAGGAGAAAATCACAGAGGCAATCAACAAGAGTTGCGATGGACTTGCGGACTACACGAATGCATTTCAAAAGAAGATTATCTTCAAACGTGAGGCAATCGCGGAACGTGGTCTCTGGGTTGCAAAGAAAAGGTATGCACTCAATGTCTACGATAACGAAGGTGTCCGATACAAAGATCCGAAACTCAAAGTCATGGGTCTCGAGATTGTTCGTTCCTCGACTCCAGCACCTGTTCGCGAAAGTCTTAAAGAAGCAGTAAGACTATCGTTGACTGCAGATGAAGCAACTCTTCAGAAGTTTATTGAACACACTCGTGGGTTGTTTAATAAAATGGAACCTGAAGATATTGCTTTCCCGCGAAGTGTTAATGGACTTGCTAAGTATACATCAAGAGCAGACATATATGGCAAAGGAACACCGATGCATGTTCGTGGTGCTTTGATGTATAATCACCTGCTCGAGAAGCACAATCTTAGTATGAAGTATGAAGCAATTCAAGAAGGCGAGAAGATTAAGTTTCTATACTTGAAGGAACCAAATACTATTCGTGAAAATTGTATTGGTTTCATTGGTAAAATACCAAAAGAGCTTGACATACATCGGTATGTAGATTATAATACAATGTTCAATAAGAGTTTTCTTGAACCATTAAAACAAATTGTAGAAGGCATTGGTTGGAATACAGAACCAGTTGCCACGTTAGAGGATATGTTTACATGAATGCACTAATAGATAAAATTAAAAAGAACAGCACCATTAAAGAGACTAATGTTCTCTCTAAGAGTAAGTTGTTTAGCACCGCAGATCTGATTCAAACATCAGTTCCTGTGTTAAACGTTGCCCTGTCTGGTAAGTTAGATGGTGGTCTCACACCAGGACTGACTATCTTTGCTGGCCCATCGAAGCACTTCAAGACAGCATTTGCTATGATGTTGATCCAGAGTTTCCAAACTAAGTATCCTGACGGTGTCATCCTGTTTTATGACTCTGAGTTTGGTGCACCACAATCATACTTTGATAACTTCGGTATTAATACTGACATGGTCATTCATACACCAATCACTGACATTGAACAACTAAAACATGATGTTATGCAGCAGATGAATCAGTTTGAGCGCAGTGATCATGTGATGATTGTTGTTGACTCTGTTGGTAACTTGGCATCCAAGAAGGAAGTTGATGATGCACTTGACGGTAAGTCGGTCGCAGACATGACTCGCGCCAAGCAAATGAAGTCCTTGTTCCGTATGATTACACCACATCTTACCATCAAAGACATTCCGATGGTAGTTGTCAATCATACTTACATGGAAATCGGTATGTTCCCCAAGGCAATCGTCTCTGGTGGTACAGGCATCTACTACTCGGCTGACAACATCTTTATCATTGGTCGCCAGCAAGAGAAGCAGGGCACCGAGGTAGTTGGTTATAACTTTATCATCAACGTAGAGAAGTCACGTTATGTTCGTGAGAAGTCCAAGATTCCTATCGAAGTTACCTTTGAAGGTGGCATCAGTAAGTGGTCTGGTCTGTTGGATATCTCACTCCTATCTGGTCACGTCGTGAAACCAAGTAATGGTTGGTACCAGCGTGTCGGTGAAGAAAAGAAGTATCGTCTCAATGATACTTACAACAAGGAGTTCTGGTTGCCTATTCTTACCGATCCAACATTCGGTGATTGGATTGAGAAGCGTTATCGCATGGCAGGTGGGCAAATGATGGAGGGTGACGATGTGGACATTTCTGATGCAGATATTTCAGAAGAATACGAAAATCAAGATATGTGATCAATGTGGGGTCGTTCTGAAAAAGAACGACCCTGCCATGTGTCTTCATGGTATCGAAGAGGGTCTCGAGTATGAGATGTTTGTTTGTGAACCATGTTGCATTAGAATTGCAAATGAATATGATGAGATAGAGGATTTAAAAGTTGCAGAAGATCGAGACGATTATACTGAGTAAGTTGTTTTCTGATGAAGACTATGCTCGCAAGGTTATACCATTCATAACACCAGAATATTTCCATGATACTTCCGAGCGTAAGATTTTTAATTATGCTAGAGAGTTTATCGAGAAGTATAATTCACTTCCGACAGTCGAAGCAATTGAAATCGCAGTGCAGAATGACCGTGGCATAAATGAAAATGAATTTAAAAACATTAATGAAAAACTAACTCAACTTGATGATTCGCTTGATGTGAATGAGAAGTGGTTGCTCGAGGAGACTGAGAAGTTCTGTAAGGACAAGGCAGTTTACAATGCAATCATGCAATCGATTCAGATTATCGATGGTGATGATAAGCAACATACTCAGGATGGTATCCCGTCAATTCTGCAGGATGCATTGAGTGTTTGCTTCGACAATAATGTCGGACATGATTATCTTGACAATTCAGAATCACGGTATGACTTCTATCACCGTGTTGAAAACAAGATGCCATTCGATCTTGACATGTTCAATAAGATTACCAATGGTGGTCTGCCAAACAAGACTTTGAATATTGCTCTTGCTGGTACTGGTGTTGGTAAGTCTTTGTTCATGTGTCACATGGCAGCAGGTGCTTTGGGTCAAGGTAAGAACGTTCTGTATATCACTATGGAAATGGCAGAAGAACGTATTGCCGAACGTATCGATGCGAACTTGATGAATGTAAACATTCAGGATCTTAAGGATCTCTCTAAGTCCATGTTCGATAATCGTATCGATAAGATTAAGAAAAAGACTGAAGGTAAGTTGATCATCAAGGAGTATCCAACTGCTAGTGCGCATGTCGGTCACTTCAAAGCATTGCTAAACGAACTACAACTCAAGCGTAACTTTAGACCTGATATTATTTTCGTAGATTATCTTAATATCTGTGCATCCAGTCGATTTAAGGCAGGTGCTGGCGTCAACTCTTATACATATGTAAAGGCGATTGCTGAAGAACTTCGTGGGTTTGCAGTTGAGTTTGATTTACCTGTTGTTTCTGCCACCCAAACTACTCGTGGTGGATATGCAAACAGTGATGTTGACCTGACTGATACTTCGGAATCATTTGGTTTGCCTGCAACTGCTGACTTGATGTTTGCTCTCATCTCTACTGAAGAACTTGAGAACATGGGTCAACTCATGGTCAAACAGTTGAAGAATAGGTATAATGATCCTGCTATAAATAAACGGTTCATGGTTGGGATCGACCGTGGTAAAATGAAACTGTATGATCTAGAGTTATCTGCTCAACAAGGTATCACCGATTCGGGGCAAGATGCTGTTCCTGTTTTTGAGCGGACTCCAACTGGATCTCGAATGAGGGAGTTGTCTAAATTTGACTTCTAATTTTATAGAACTGTATCCGAACGTATTGACTGCTGAGGAATGCGCCGAGGCATGCGATAGAATCGATGATATTATTTCGCGACCAGATCCTGGGAATGCTTGTATTTTGTCCGATAATAGTTCTAGAACCGATTGGAATATATTTACCAATAGATATGGTTCCCTGAAACCGACAGAGGAAAAGATATTTGAAGCGTTGTCCCGTGGTTGGCGCAAGTATAATACTGCATATTCTGCATCCTCTAAATCATTTTTCGAAGTCTTGTCGCCAGGATGGAAATTCCAGCGCTCCGACACAGGAGGAGGATTTCATCAATGGCACCATGAACAAGGTTCAGGAAGGCAATCTCCAGGAAGATTTGCAGTTTGGATGTTATACTTGAATGATGTTGAAGAAGGTGGAAAAACTGAATTTAAACACCAGGAAACATCATACACACCTACTGCTGGAACATTGGTTATTTGGCCTGCTGCATATACTCACATTCATAGAGCAAATCCAGATCTGGTCGGGAAAAAATACATTGCAACAGGTTGGTTTTTTTATCCTGAGAAGGATAGATTTCGAGAAAACCGTTGACAAATTCCAAAAAGTATAGTATAGTTAAATAGTAATTGGTGCCATAGCTCAGCTGGATAGAGCAAGAGCCTTCTAAGCTCTAGGTCGTAGGTTCGAATCCTACTGGTATCACCATTTTTTAAGGATAGATAATGACCGAAGAAACTGAATCGCAAGAATTAAATTTGAAGTTGGTCGCAACCACATTGGTTTGGACCAATGCAGGAACAGAAGACATGCCTTTGTGGAGAGCATCTGGCGGCAAAGAATATATTATTGCCCGATTTGATTACGAACCAACGCTACCAGAGATTGGTGAGGTTATGGATTCCAAGCGACACATGATTGAAAATCATTATCCGCAACTGCATGAAACTCTTTCGGGATGGCAACTGTATATTGATGGAACAATGACACACAATGAATTCATGCAGTATAACTTGACGCAAGCGGTGGACTTTCCTGCAACCGACTTGACTGTCGTTGATGCCTCTGAGGAGATGGCGGGAATTGTCGCGCAATAATATAACAATTATTCAAACGTATTACAATGAAAGATCCCATCTCGAAACTCAAATCGAGAGATGGAATTGCTATAATACTCCAGTAAATATTATATTAATTGATGATGGTTCTCAGATAGAACCTGCAGAAAATGTTCTTAAGGAACATACACTAGATGATAATATTAATTTTTCATTGTATAAAGTCACTGAAGATATTGGATTTAACAGTCATGGTTGTCGCAATCTTGGCGCAAAACTGGCACAATCTAACTGGTTATTGTTTCTAGACATAGACTACACACTGCAACCATCTGATCTCAAGAAGTTGCAAACCGAAACCCTCGATCTTAATTCTTGGTATGAAATGAATGCCAAGTTTCAAGGTCGAGGGAATCCGTACATGGCATTAAACCAATTTATCATTACTAGAAAAATGTTTTTAGAAGATGGCGGATATGATGAGTCTTGGGTTCCATTTCACATGGGTGATAGAGAATTGCTCGCAAGATTGGAAAGCAAATACAACAAGAAAAACCTTGATTGGTTAAATTTAACATGTCGCCGTGGAGGTCGAAAAGCAGTCATTGATGATACTGCTACGATTCCAGTATACGATGATGATAAAATGATATTTTATACTCGTCGTTTTGATATAAAATATATCGTGCACAAAGATACTAAATTGAATTTCAAATGGGAGAAAGTCATATGAATTCTATTGCCATAATCCAAACATACTATGATGACCCCAATTATTTACAGCAAGCGATTAAAACTTGGAATACGTATGAAATTCCTATTTCCATCATCTTGATAGACGATGGATCTCCGCAGTATCCTGCGTCTGAGGTTTTGTCTCAATTTACAATCTCCAATAATGTTAACGTTTCTTTATACAAAGTGACAGAAGATATTGGATTTAATAGTCATGGATGTAGAAATCTTGGCGCAGCAGTATCTAAATCTGACTGGTTGATTTTTTTAGACATTGATCATTTCCTGGATCCCGATCAGTTGAATGAATTGTATAAAATGAACCTTTCTGAAGATTCTTGGTATGGGTTTACCACTATTCACAATGGACATAATTTGCTTATGGGTGGCGGTCCATCAAACACTTTTATGTGCACAAAAACAATGTATGAACAAGGTGGAGGATATGATGAATCGTATACACCATATCATTATGGTGATAGGCAATTTTTGGCGATGATGAAATCTAAATTCGATTGGATTAAACTAGAAAATATTATAATTGATTGTCGAAGAGCCGGAAGAAAAATGACAATCGACGCCAATATAAGTAAACCAATTTATGATAATGATACATGTTCAATAACACACCCTCCATATAATTTGGACGCAGTAGAATTTCACGACAAACGATTGAATTTCAAATGGGTACAATTATTATAAATAGGGGGTAACATTTTTTTATTAGGATCCCTATGCAAAGTTTCTTATCATTCCTTTCCGAAGCAGCAATTCTTCATATTGAGCATCCATCCGATAGACTATTTGATGGACCGCAACCAGCAAAGCATGCACTGAAGACATTAAAGCAGGTTTCTGCCAGTAAAGCACCGAGTATGACTCGTAAGATTGATGACAAAATGTCATTCAATGTTATTCGCGCAGCAGATGGCAAAGTTGGTGTTAAGTATAAGGGAACGGGTTCTTCTTACAATTTTTCTCAAGACGAGATTCAAACGCAGCATGGTCATAAACCATATCTTGCGAAACCACTTGGGTTACTTCTACAACATCTTCCAAAAGTTATTCCGCATACTCCAGGCGAGTATCAGGGCGGATACATGTCAGATCGTGAATCTAGAGCGCATGAAAATGGAAAGATTTCTCATACACCAAACACAATTAAATATGAGACAGATGCTAATAGTCCTGAAGGCAAGGCACTTGCTAAATCTAAAGTAAGCGCTGTCATTCACACTAAGATTACCCCAGCAGGAGCAAAACCTCTTACTAATCTTGATGGTTTCAATCATCACCCTGATGTTCATCTTGTTCAACACCTTGTGTCAAAAGATCAAGCGGTTATTCCAAAAGAACATAAGTCTAAAGCAGATAACCATCTGAAACAGGCAGAGCAAATGATGGCATCGCATACGTATGACCATCATGTTGGGCACGAACGAACACTTCGTCAGTATATTAACTCAACCTTGTCGTCTGATGATACACCATCAACACAAGGGTATAAGGGTTATCTTGCAAAGTGGCATCAGAAAAAGATTGATTCAGTTAAAACTGACAAGGCGAAGGTTGCTAAGAAGAAGGTGATGGATGACGCCATCGATCATGCTTCCAAAAACCAAAAACAATTCAACGACACCTTAGAAATACATCACCATTTGCAACAGGCAACTAATCACCTTTCGAGAGGATTAGATTCTTCTGGTGCAGGTGGTTTCACTACATCTATTGCTGGTGAAGCAGCAGGTGGTGAAGGTCATGTTTATAATGGTCTGAAGGTTGTTGACCGTCAAGGATTCTCCGTCGCAAATCGTGCTCGCAGTGAAATTTTGAAAACGAGCAAAGGATAATGAGTGAAACACATCACTTGACAATAGGTAGATTCGCACCTGTTCATGCTGGTCATGCATTGATGATCAACAAGGTTTTAGATGCAGCAAGATCTGACAATGCAACTCATACTATTCTAACCACTGCTTCCCATGATGGCAATAAAAACCCTCTTACTCCAGAGCAAAAGGTCAAGCATCTCAAGAGAGCATTTCCTTCTGCGAATATTGAAGCAATGAGCAAGGGTGCACCAACTCTACTCCATCACTTGTCTAAATTGCACAGTCAAGGTGCGAAAAATATCGTTGTTCATGCTGGATCTGATAGAGCGCATGAATACCACACATTAATACACAAGTATAATGGTGTCGAATCTCGCCATGGTCATTACAATTTTGATTCGATAAAGGTGAAGACAGTAGGTGCAGTTAGAACTGATGCTGACGAAGGTGTCGCTGGTGCATCCGCAACTAAGATGCGTAACGCAGCATCTTCGGGTGATGAGAAAACATTCCATGCCATGTCACCAACTTCTATGTCAACTACTCATAAACGTGAGATGTATAAGGATGTTCGACGTGGTCTGGGAATTCAAGAGTCGATCTCATTCAAACAGTTTTTAGATATATAAATATAGCAAGGAATTAAATATGTTCGGTATGATCCCATTACCATATAAGTTACTGGCAGGTGCTGCTTTAATACTTGGTGTGTTTGTATATGGATACATGAAGGGATCTGCTTATGCCGAGGCAGAACTACAAAGATTTGCTGCTAAAGCAAGCGCACAAGTTGCTGAACTGGAGAAAAAAAATTCAGAGATTAGCAATAATGTAGTTACTGAATATGTTGATAGAACAAATACAATTAGAGAGAAAGAATATGTTTATGTTGATGCCGCTAAAAACACTGTTCCTAGTCAGTCTGTTATGTCTAACGGTTGGGTGTTCACGCACGACATTAGTGCCAGTGCCAGTGATGCCGACGCCACCAGAAGTTCTGATGCGTCCCCCTCAG